GGTAAGGCAGCAGTCAAAGCCTTTGCAGCTGATGAAGCAGCAGCCCAACGCCTATCGACTGCAATCGACAATTTAGGACTTTCATTTTTTAAGGCAGATGTAGAAGATTTTATAGCGAAAACAGAACAAAGCGCTGGCATCCTCGATGATAAATTACGTCCAGCAATGCAAGCACTTCTGACTACTACTGGATCACTTACCAAGTCTCAGAAGCTACTCAACGATGCCATCACAATCAGCCGCGCTTCAGGCGTTGACTTGGCTACCGTGGCACAGGACTTGGCTAATGGATATGTGGGCATTACCCGTGGGCTTCGTAAATACAACACAGGGCTTACACAGACAGAACTTAAAACTAAATCCTTTGCAGATATCTTAGGCGTATTGCTTACCCGCTCAGCAGGTGCAGCAGATGCCTATCTCACTACTACTGCGTACAAGATGGAAGTCCTGACTGTCGCATCTGAGAATGCTAAGGAGACAATCGGTAAGGGCTTGGTTGATGCCTTTGCCCTGCTCGGTGGTGGATCAAGTGCTGCCGATGCAGCCAAAACAATTGATGCAATTGCTAAGTCAGTTGCAGGAGTCACTACTGCCGTTGGTGCAGCAGTTGGAGCAATAGTTAAGCTCTATAAGGCTCTGGACTTCGTTACATCTTTAGGTGGTTTGCTAGGCGAGAACGGCACACTCTTTGCGCCTAAAAAGCCAATGACTACTACAAACCGACAATCATCACCCGCAGGTTCATGGCAGCGTACAAAGCAGCAGCGTGAGGCAGAAGCGGCAGCAGCCAAGCGAGCCAAAGAACTAGCAGCCCTACAGAAGAAGCAGGTGGCATCTCAGAAGGCTTTGACCGCCGAGCAGAAAAAGCAGAACCTAGCCAAGAAGCAAGGTTCACTATTCGACCTTGAGCAGATTCAGATTATTGCTGCACTCAAGGGCAATATCAGCGCGGAAGAACGACTACGCCTTGAACTACAATTAGCCCTCATCACAGGCAATACAGATCAGGCTAAGAAGCTATCAGACCAATTAGCAGATGCCATTGACTCTACTGGAAGATTAAAACAATACATCAACACACTTCCAGAAGCGCCTAACCCATTTAAGGCTTGGGATGCATGGCTGGCTTCCTTTAAGGCTAATTTGGCTTCAGTAGTTGCTACAAGCCCTGTAATACCGCCTAACGCCAACGTGCCTAACACAAATCCATTCCCAGACCCAAGCGCATCACCTGAGGAAATTAACCGCGAGCGAGGTAATCTTTACGGCTCAGGAAACCAAGGTGCTCAAACAGTTGTAGTTCAGATTGATGGCAGAGCAGTTGCCTCAGCATTGCTAGACCAGTCTATGAGCGCCGGTCAGGTCGCTTATTTAGATCGTAGAACTGGGGGCTTTGGATAATGGCAGTACCCAATCTAACTATTCAAGTAAGTTTTGACTTCAGCTCTGGCGCACAATTTGGATACCCCTTCACTATTGGCGATGAAAAGTATGGAGTGCTTGGAGTATCTCAACTAGCATCTAATGACGTTCCTATTCCTATTGTGGACTTAACTGATAGTGTTCGCCAGATTACTATTACCCGCGGGCGTAACGTTATCCGTGATCAATATGAGGCTGGTACTGCGGTTATTCGCGTATTAGACCCAGACTCTAATTTTAACCCTCAAAATGTAAACTCTATTTATTACCCATACCTTACCCCTCTCCGTAAGATTCGTGTGTCTGCTTCATACGACAACGGGCTTAGAAGTTATAACGCTTTCCTATTCTCAGGCTATACAACTGAGTACCGGTATTTTTACGATCAGGCAGAGCAGATGGGCTATGTCGATATATATGTCGCAGATGCCTTCCGTCTCTTTCAGCTCTCACAAGTCACCGCAGTTTCAGGGGCAACGGCAGGGCAGGACACAGGCACACGCATTGGCAAGATTCTCGATGCAATCAATTTCCCTACAAATATGCGCACTATCGCCACAGGAAATTCCAACTGTATTGCCGATCCGGGTGATAATCGCACCGCACTAGCTGCATTGAAAAACGCAGAGTTCAGCGAACAGGGCGCTTTATACTGCGATGGCAGCGGCACAATTGTATTTAAGAACCGTAACACCGTAGTCTCATCAATAGCGGCTACACCTACAAAGTTTGCCCAGAACACCGCTTTATCTCAACCTTACAAAAATCTAGTATTTGCCTTTAATGATCAGCTCATTATTAACCAATCGCAGATGACCCGCTCTGGCGGCACAATGCAGTTTGCTGAGAACACCGCCAGCGCAATTAAATACTTCCCTCATGGCTACAACCAGACAGACCTCGTAATCGATACAGATGCCAACGCCCTCAATATCGCCCGCACTTATGTGGCTACTAGAGCTGAGACAACCATTAGAGTCGATGCCATGACTATTGACCTTTATGATCCAGATGTCTCGCCCTTGGCTATTCTGCCGCTGGATTATTTTAGCAATGTGGAAATCACTAACGTCCAGCCCGATGGCTCAACTATTGTGAAAACCCTGCAAGTCCAAGGACTTAACTGGAATATCACACCAAACTCAATGCAAGTGACCGTAACAACACTAGAACCCATAACCGATGGGTTCGTAATAGGAAGCACAGAACGCGGTATAATTGGCGTGAGTGCTATGACTTACTAGGAGATATAAATGGCAACAGGCTTCCCATCAGTTACAGGCGATATCCTCACCGCTGCAATGTACAACGGTCTAGTGACCTTTGAGATTGGAACAGACCAGACTGCTGACTACACCGCAGTTATTGGCGATGGCTATCAGAAGCTAGTGCCTATGAACAAGGCAACCGCAGTAGCCTTTAAGATTCCTACCAACGCATCAGTAGCCTTCCCAGTAGGTACAGTCCTCAACGTACTCAACAAGGGCGCGGGAACAGTTACAATTTCTGCAACAACTCCGGGCACAACAACTATCCTTTCTGCTGGTGCAACTGCCGCATCTCCTACTCTTGGTCAGTACAAGATGGCAGCATGCGTAAAGGTTGCTACAGACACATGGTATGTGGTGGGCGCAATTGCTTAATAACGCAATCGCAGTATTTCAGCCTTATGTGCCAGCAAAGCCAGTAGTAACAGGCGGCACTTTAACTAGCGATGCTACTTATTTCTATCGCACATTTACTGGTAATGGCACTTTATCTATCTCTGGACTTCCCCTCAATGTGGAAGTTCTTGCTATTGCAGGTGGTGGCGCAGGTGGAGTTGGACACGCAGCAGGTGGTGGATCAGGTGGAGCAATCTATTTATCAACAAACGCAGCTGCGAGTTCTTATACCATCGAGGTTGGAGCAGGTGGTACATCTACTGCTTTGTTCGATGGTACAAGCGGAGTTAATTCGACTGCTTTTGGTCTAACTGCCTTTGGCGGTGGTGGCGGTAGAAAAGGTAACGGCGGCGTAGGACTTAGCGGCGGTTGCGGTGGCGGCGGTGGAGCAGGTGGAGATTATGCAACACCAGCTGGTGGATCATCAACACAGACTAGCAATGGCGGTGGAACTGGTTATGGTACTGCTGGCGGCGCAGGTTATTCAGATACAACAAGTTTTTCATTCGGTGGCTCTGGTGGTGGTATTGGAGTAGCTGGCACGGCTGCATCTTCAACCGCTGCTGGCATTGGTGGAGCAGGTAAAGATACTTGGTCTACTTGGGCTAGTGCTACATCAACAGGCGTTAGCGGATTTTACGGTGGCGGCGGCGGTGGCGGTACTGGTCGCAGCGGTTATGCAGGTGGCTCAGGTGGCTCAGGTGGCGGCGGTGCAGGTGGAGCTACATCTGGAAATGCTGGAACTGCTGGCACAGTTAACACAGGCTCTGGCGGCGGTGGTGGTTCATCTAATAGCAATAACGGAAACGTATTAGGTGGAGCAGGTGGCTCAGGTATTGTAATTGTTCGTTACTTAAAGGCGGATGTGTAATGAGTCATTGGGCAGAAATTGACGAAAACTCGATCGTTACTCGCGTATTGGTAGGCGATAATAATGACCCTGCTGGAGACGAGGGCTATCGATGGCTAATCGATAATCTCGGTGGCACTTGGATTAAAACAAGTTATAACTCAACAATCCGCTATAACTATGCCGGCATTGGTTTTACTTATGATCCTATTGATGATGCATTTATTGCACCAGTTCCATGTGAACACCCAGAATTAATACTTAACGAGCTGAAGCGGTGGGAGTGCAGCAATGAAGCCCATACTATGTAAGGCAGGGCAGCAGCTGCGACTTCAATTTGACGACTCGTTCTCAGATAGAGACCGTTCTAGTGATGGATGGGTCGGCGACTTGCGCCATCAATCGCGCCCTAGCGACCACAATCCTGATCCAAAAACTGGGATTGTTAGAGCAATCGATGTCGATAGAGATGTCTCTGGAACTGCCAAGCCCGACCTCATGCCCGATATTGCGGATCAGATTCGACTCGCAGCCAAGGCAGGAGATAAGCGCATCTCATACGTTATCTTCGATGGCAGGATTGCAAGCTCTCGCATGGGCTGGCGCTGGCGAAAATATTCGGGAAGCAATCCGCACCGTAAGCATTGCCATATCTCTTTCACTACAAAGGGCGATACAGATGGCTCGTTCTTTTCTAATATTCCGCTACTAGGAGGCAAATAATGGAAGCAATCATCATCGGTGGACTTGGCTTAATTGCTATCCCTGTAATCCGTCAGGCTATCAAGTCATACCGTGCTAAGAAGTCAATCGCAGACATTGCCGTAGATGCAGTAGAAGCCGCAGTAGATGTCATCGACAAGAAGTGACTCCACAGGATTGGGCTGCGATTGTAGCCATTTGCGCGACGGTTCTAACTGGTACGGCTGCACTCTTACGATTTGTAGTGTTGCATTATCTACAGGAACTCAAGCCTAATTCTGGCTCTTCAATGAATGACCGTCTAGTGCGTGTCGAAGCGATGCTAGAGGTTCTACTCAAGGGAAAATAATGCTATGGCACGTAAGAAGGCAATCGAGCTAGATACCTACAACGAGTTAGATGCATGGGCTATATCTCTGCAAGAGATGTATAAAGCCTTGCGTAGAGCAGGTATGTCGGTAGATATTGCCCTTGCAATCATAGTTGAGCCTTCGGCTTATCCTGATTGGATACTGCCACCGCTCCCAAACAAAATCGACCCGCTGCCATACGAGGACGACGACGAGGATTAAATGAAGAAGATCGTAATCCTGAGTGACCTACAAGTTCCTTTCGAGGACGTACACGTTACTCAGAACATAGCACGATTTTTGAAGACGTTTAAGCCAGACCAGACAGTTACCATTGGTGACGAGATTGACTTTCAGACTATTAGCAAGTGGTCTGCCGGCACTCCAGAGGAGTATTCACAGAGCCTAGGAGACGACCGAGACCGGTGCGTTGACCTTCTCTGGGAGTTAGGCGTTACAGACTGCATACGATCTAATCACACCGACCGCCTGTATAACGTAATCATGCGAAAGATACCCTCATTCCTATCCTTGCCTGAGCTGCGCTTTGAGAAGTTCATGAAGTTCGATGAACTAGGCATTACATTCCATAAGACTCCCATGACCCTTGCGCCTAACTGGGTAGCAGTCCACGGCGACCATACCCCTATCAAGCCACAGGGGGGCTTATCAGCCCTTGAGGCAAGCCGTAGGCACGGTAAAAATATAATTTCGGGTCACACGCACAGGGCTGGCAGGTCATCGTTCACAGAGGCCTCAGGAGGCCGTTTAGGGCGTGTTCTGCATGGAGTCGAGGTTGGCAATTTAATGGACTTTAAACAGGCTTCATACACCAAGGGAACGGCTAACTGGCAGCAAGCCTTTGCGATCATGTGGGTCAAGGGTAAGAACGTACAAGTAGACCTGATCTATATCGAAAAGGACGGCACGTTTACGGTTCAAGGTAAAGTCTATGGCAGACCAAGGAATCGCTAACCCTTATTTCGAGGATGAAGATGTCTCGACAATCGTTATCAAACCGTTACCAAAATATGTTAGACACCGACCGCCCCTAAGATAAAGTTCTGTCTGTAGCCGAGATACGGTCTACGGAAAGGGCAATATGAGTTTCTTTGCAATCGTGGCTTACACAGTATTGTGCGCCGCTTTGGGTTATATGTTGGGTCGATCTGATGGTCAGCAAGAGGGTTATCTCGATGGTCGAGCTGAAGTTTACAAGGAAATGCGATGAACGCCGGTGACTTCCTTACTGAAGCAAAAGCAGTTATTCAAGATCGTGGATTCGACTATGGACACCCAACAGATAATATGTCCCGAACCGCACGATTACTCAGCGCATACCTCGAAGTGCCAATTGCTGACTATCAAGTCGCAGGTATCATGCTATTGGTCAAACTGGCAAGGACAATGGAAAGTTCTAAGGTGGACACATACATCGACCTTTGCGGATATGCCGGAATAATGGGAACACTACACACACAGGAGAATGAGTTATATGTTTAAGTTTGATGAATTAGAAGCGCTCAAAGAAGCTGCAATGGCTCGCGATGCGTTCATGGAAGTAATCGTTTATCAGAATGAGCAGATACTCAGAGAACTCAAGTCCTCTGGTTGGAAACTCAAGATCATGAGTGAGAAGTAAATGTTCAATCTCAATGACTATGAGACGGTGGCTCAGAGGGTTATTCGCTTTCAAAAGGCTTACCCTACTGGTCGCATCGTTACACGCATTACTTTCCACGATACCCTTAAAGGCGAAGTAACCGCAGAAGCAGCGGTTTATCGCAATCAAGAGGACACGCTTCCAGCAGGAGTAGATTCTGCCTTTGGCATTGCTTCGACTTACCCTAAGAATATGGCTAAGTTCTATGTTGAAGATACATTGACCTCTGCAACTGGTCGCGCTTTAAGCCTAATCTTAGAGGTAACCCATAAGCCTACTCGCGAGGACATGGAGAAGGTACAAGTGCATCAAGAGACTAGAACCATTATTGAACAGACCAAGGCAAAGATGGCGCAGACTGCTAAGGAGTATGTGCCTATCGCCAAAGAAGATGATCCGTGGACTATCAGAGAAGCTGCACCGGCAACAACAGTCGATGAAGCAGTATCAATAGTTAAGGACATCATCGGTGGACAGACCGAGCGAGACATTCCTGTCTGCAAGAAGTGTGACCCACCTAAGCCAATGAGCTGGAAGACTGGTCAGGGCAAGAACGGCAAGCCATACGGCAAGTTTGATTGCTGGACTTGTAAGGACATAATTTGGTACGAGATAAGCCCATCAGGGGTATGGCAGCCACAGAAGAATAAGTGGTGAGTTATGACTGATTATCAGCAGAAGATTCGAGATGTAATTCTCGAAGCAGTAAACCATGAGATACCAATCTACGCAGCTCAGGAGATGGTCGAAGCGATCATGTGGGCTGAGATTAACGGAGACAAATAATGGGTACATTAGAATTTATGAACCAAGACGGTGAGTGGGAGAAGTTCCCAAGCGATGAGGACATGAAGATGCTGGAGAGCATGAAGTCTGCTAATCCAGAGCAGCCCATGAACCCAGAGATTGTGACCTTATGCCATCTATGTAATGAGCCATTCCCTATCGAGAATATAATCATCACAGGTGGATCACTTAAGACCGGCTTTACATGGTCATGTCCTAAGTGCCATGCAGTATCAGGAATTGGGAAGGCATAATCAGATATGCCATCTCAACACCGCAAACACCGAGGGTTCAGGACTGAACGGGTCGTTGCTACTTATCTCCAGCAATGGTGGTCAGGGGCTGCGGTAGGGCGCGGGAACGGTAAAGACATAGTGAATGTGCCTATGGACATAGAAGTGAAAGCGCGGGCTGACTTCAAACCGTTGGAGTGGTTGCGCCAAAGTCGTAAGCGGACTGAGAAGAACAAGGAACTCAACCTTGTGGTCTGCCGTATGAATTCAATGGGTGAAGATGTGGCGGAGTATCTCGCTTTCATGCAATTCAGCGACTTGGTGCAATTACTTATTAAGGCCGGATACGCTGATTTCCAAGCCGATACTGATAAACTTGAGCCTGTGTATTGTCGATGTGGCAATACTGTTATGAAAGGCTCACCATGCCATATTTGCGAGAAGCTCGATAATGCCAACCTATGAGTTTCAATGCCAAAACGATGATTGTGAATCTACGGCGATACTAGATCATAAGTTAGCCATTCACGAACCGCACGACATATTATGCCCGTTTTGCCAAGAGCCGATGAATAAGGTCTACTCAAGCGTTCCAGCGGCTATCTTCAAGGGCACAGGATTCTATTCAACAGATAACAGGTAGTTATACACAACCTGTGGATAAGTAGGTGCAATAAGTGATTTTACGCTTACGACACGCCCAAGTTATACACATGCTTGACTCGTCTGGTACTCTAACGGCTAGAGCCCTTAAGGGGCTCAGAGCAAGCCTGAAAGGCGTAGCTTGCTCGGTAGCCTTCGTTATTGGGATATCTCTATCTTTACCTATGCAGGTAGCAGAATCGGGCTCAATAGATAGCATTGATCCAAAGACTTATATACGATTTCATTATTCAATTAAAGAAGGATCATGTCTCTTAAGACTCTATGGAAAAGAAAGTGCCTTTAATCCAAGAGCAATAGGCAATCTATCCTCACCATCTAAAAGTTATGTCTATGGTATTCCTCAGCTGAAGAACCCCATCATTAAGGACTTAAGTGCCAATCGTCAGATAGACTATGGCATGAAGTATGTAGCACTTAGATACGGGACACCATGTAAGGCATGGGCTCATTGGCTTAAGAAAGGTTGGCATTGATGAGAGATTACGGTTGCCATAACTGTGAGTATGTAACCATTCATGTAGAACTGATATGCCTACAGGGTGATGGTTTTACTGAGTTATGCCCTAAGTGTTGTGGATGTGAACCAGATGGCAAGTAAGAAGGGCGACCCACGTCTTAGCCGTAAGTATAAAGAGATAAGGCTAAAGAAGTTAGCAGTGGATGGATGGGTATGCTTCTACTGTGGCTATGAGGGTAAAGACATGACTATCGATCATGTGATACCTGTATCTAAAGCGCCTGAGTTGGCTATCTCAATCGAGAACATGGTAAGTGCGTGTAAGCCGTGCAATAGCAAGAAAAATAAGAAGTCACAGGGCGTTTTTTTAGAGCAGATGCGTACCCCCCTTGATTTTCCTGCCCGTCTCTCCCCAACACGGTCGGAGATAGTCCAAGATAGCCCGTTCTTAACCAGACCAGTCCAGAATTAACCCGATGGCAGCCGAGCGTAAAACACCGCGTAGGGGGTCAACCAAACCACGCCTATCTAGCATCCCACTAAAGGGCAGTAACAAGCTCGATGACGTAAAGCAATTATGCGAAATTATCGGCATGCCTTTATTGCCATGGCAGGAGCATGTCCTCAAGGATATGCTGACCGTAGACAAATCCGGTGCTTGGATTCGCAAGACCAACCTGCTCCTTATCGCTAGACAGAACGGTAAGACCCATCTAGCCCGTATGCTTATTCTTGCTCACCTGATTAAGTGGGATAGTAAGAACATCCTGATCATGTCCTCAAACCGGTCAATGGCTTTGGACACCTTCCGACAAATAGCATCAGTATTGGAGAACAATGACCACCTCAAAGGATTCGTTAAACAAATCCGACACGCTAACGGAACTGAAAGCATTGAGATGCTTGATGGAACTCGACTCGATGTGGTTGCAGCGACTAGAGACGGCTCTCGCGGAAGAACTGCTGACTTTCTCTACATCGATGAACTCCGAGAAGTCAATGAAGAAGGCTATCGAGCTGCAATCCCTACTACGCGAGCAAGACCTAACTCTCAGACGTTACTTACGAGCAACGCGGGAGATGCGTTCAGTCTTGTCCTTAATGGCATGCGAGAGCGAGCACTAGAAAACCCGCCAAAATCCTTTGGGTTCTATGAATACTCAGCACCACAATATTGCAAGGTAACAGATCGTTACGGATGGGCACAGGCGAATCCTGCGCTCGGATATACCATTACAGAGGAAGCCCTTGAAGAAGCTGTTGCAACGTCTCCTATTGAAAACACCAGAACGGAACTCCTTTGCCAATGGATTGATTCTCTATCTTCTCCTTGGACTCATGGCAGTCTGGAAGATTGTAGTGACTCAGAGTTGGCACTTGCAGTCGGCGCTTACTCGGTATTCGCCTTTGATGTGTCTCCGAGTCGTAGAAATGCGTCTTTGGTTATTGGGCAGATTCTCCCAGATGGTCGCATTGGAGTTGGCGTTGCGCAGACGTGGGAGTCTCAGGTATCAGTAGATGAACTTAAGATTGCTGCTGATATCAAAGGTTGGGCAGACCAGTACCGCCCTCGCTCTATTGGCTATGATCGGTACGCCACTCAGTCGATTGCCGAGAGACTCCAAAACGCAGGACAAGTAATACAGGATATCTCTGGCGCTCAGTTCTACCAAGCCTGTACCGATCTAAAGGATGCACTCGATAACAAACGCCTAGTCCATAACGGCTCTGAGGTTTGGGTTCAGAATATGAACAACTGCGCGGCCAAAACCAATGACTCATCATGGCGCATAATTAAACGCAAAAGTGCCGGTGATATCTCTGCCGCTATTGCAACTGCCATGGTTGTCTCGACACTTATTAAGCCACAACAAACTGCATCAATATTTGTCGGTGAGTAGTGTATAATTGACCCCTATGGGTCTCTTTTCGCGTAAGCCAGAAATACTAGAAGCACAAGAAGCTCCAAGAGTCATGTCTGACTCTTATTTATCTTTTGGCAGCTATTACCCAACTCTAGTAACGCGTCTACAGGCACTTCAAGTTCCGGCGATTAAAAGATGTCGCGATTTAATCTGTGGCACAATCGCTTCAATTCCTCTTGAGTATTACAAGAAATCTACCGGCGAGCATATTGCTCCACCGCGATGGGTTGAACAACCATCCAAGTCACAACCTAGATTTGAAACAATGTATTTTACCCTTGATTCGCTCCTTATGTATGGTGTCAGCTACTGGCAGATTACAGAGACTTATCTTGAGGATAACCGCATGGCTAACGCTGAATGGGTTAGCAACAACCGAGTAACTTTCGTAACTGATTCAACTAACAGTTATGTAACAGAATACTATCTTGATGGCAAGCCTTTGCCTATGTCTGGTCTTGGATCTCTTATTACATTCCAGAAAGATGAAGGCATCCTTGCAGTTGGTGGCAATACAATTAAGGCTGCTCTAGATGCACAGAACGCATCTACTATTGCTCTTGCCACTCCAGCCGCGACG